AACAAATTTGGCCAGCAGAACCAGTTCCGCCACCAGCCCCATTTTGGCCTTGGTTTCCACCGCCACCACCTGCTCCGCCTTGAGCATATATGTGAAGTGTTGCACCTGAACCAATAGTGCCTGCGTGATTATTTAAAATACTTGATGCTGGTCCACCAACATCATTTGCGAAAAAAAATTCTGTTAAAGGTTGAGGTGAACTTCCTGAAGATGCAGCAGTAAGTCTACCTTGTTGGTCGACCGTTATGCTCGCTAGTGTGTAAGAACCTGGCGTTACAGCTGTGTCTGAAAGTTTAGCCGGAGTTACAGCAGCGTCTGCAATTTTAGCAGTTACAACTTGGTTTGCAGAAATTTTAGCAGTTGTTACTGCATTGTCTGCAATTTTAACAGTTGTTACAGCGTTAGCTGATAATTTTGCATCTGTTACAGCAGAAGCCTCTATTTGAGCAGTAGCGATTGTACCACCCATAGTATTTAATGAAATTTCGTTTAAGTTAGTTCCGTCTGCATATGCACCGAAAATTTTTGAGCCATCACAAGTAAAACCAGATCCGGAAGCAGTTTTAATTGTTAAGTTTGTTGCTGTTGAAACAGCAGAGCAATCAAAAATGTAATACTTTTCTATGCCATCAGGAATAGTTACAGTTGTTGCACCTGATAAAGTTATCGTTGCAAATTTTATTACCATGTTACGAGCATTTGATAATGCTGCATTGGACATTACAAGGGTAGTAGTGCCACCGTCTGATAATGATACTTGTTCAAAACCAGCGACCGCTTGTTGTACTAAATTTAAGTTTGTATTAGTTTTATCACCCCATTGACCAGCATTTTCACCTGTTACCATCAATTCTAGTTTCAGGTCTGTAGAAAAACTTGATGTCATATTTTATTCTCCTTAAAATCTTATTATAATAAATTTATGCTGCAAGATCAACCTCAGTCCAAGTGTTATTTACACCCAAATCAATTTCTTGCCATGGGAATATATTAGGCGTATTGGTAGCTACTGTCAATGCTATGCCAGTTAACGTAACCTTACCATCTCCTGTAATAGATGGGATAGATCCTACATTTATTGTTGCTTGAATTCCAGAAACACCTACTATTTGAGTCGGTATTGGGCCTTCATTTCCGATAGAAATAGTAGCTTCGACCCCTGTTGGTTGTTCAACAGTATTTTGTTGTAGACTTGCAGGAGTGAATCCTAAAGTCATTTCAACCATAGTAACATCGACTGGTGTTTTTAATCCACCTACAGCTTGACCTATAGCTAAAGTTCCTTCTACTCCAGTTAATATACCAGTAAATCCATCTCCAGTAATTTCATCAATTCCAGAGGTTGCAGAAACCATTTCGTTTTCAGTTGCATTAACAAATATGTTTCCGTCAACTTGAATTGCAATACCAGCACCATTTAATGATAATTGTAAAGAACCTAAAGGATTATCCGGTACAACAAATGTGAAATCTGTTCTTGGTGTTTCATTACCGATAGAAGCGGTAATAGTTTGACCTTGAGGGAATGCTGAGAATTGAGAACCCCAAGATCCGTTACCCCAACCGTTTGCACCCCAACCTGCATTAATTTCAGCCGTAATTGTTACATCACCTATTGATGATGTCATAGGTAGTTCACCTAGAAGAACCGTTCCAAAAATACCCCATGAGCTTGATCCCCATGTATCTCTACCCCAACCATCAGAGGCTTGCGCATATGCAAGATCTCCTAATGCCGTTGTCATTTCTAGATTAGTTGGACTAATTACAATAACGTTTGTAATTAATTCACCCCAATAGTTTTCACCCCAAGTATCACCACCCCAACCTTGAGTTACAACACCTTCTGCCGTAACGCTACCGATGGACATTGGTAAATCAAAATTAGCTGCTAATACACTACCGGCAATACCCCAAGAACCTCTACCCCATGTTCTAGAACCCCATCCTTCTTCAGATCCTGCGTAAGCTAATGTTCCGACAGATGTTGTTGCAGTTATTCCTGATGGAAGAGCTACTTCTGGCTGTAGATTGCCCCATAAATTTTCACCCCAAGTGTCTCCACCCCAACCTTGTTCGATTGTTCCTTCAGCTGAAAATGATGTACCTAATAATGAACTGATTCCAGGAGCTTCACTAAAACTTCCTGCTCCCCACGTGTCGGTTCCCCAACCCGTGAAAGATCCCGGTGTACTTACGACAACAGTAATATTAGCCACCGGGGTCCTCCTTTAAATTAAGATATTCTTAGTATAGATGCCGAAGTTGTAAACGCTGGGAACTGAATAGTAAATGTTCCAGCAGTTGCTGTTTTATCTCCGCCAAAATCTAATACACATACAGCTTTGTTTGTAGCTGAAGTGTTATAAATCAATGCTCCTCTTGCAGTTAAAGTTACGTTAGTAAAAGATAGATCAGCAAAATCTGTAATCGCTACAGATGATGAAACTGAAGTACCAGTGTTTACTAAAAGTTTTCCGCCAGAAGTGTATCCTGCCGGTGAAGTAACTTGACCGCTAGTTGTAAATGAAGTTGTTGATTTTCCTAAAGTAGCCGTTGAAATATACATTGCTAAATTAAATTTATTTCCACCCGGGTTACTAAAGTTATGTACACCTTCAAGAAGTTCTTTCTTGAAAGAATTGCATATTGCATTAGTTGTTATTGCCATTTGGCCTCCTTATTAATATGTTGTGTTTGGAGTAGGTGAAGGTACTTTAATTCTTGGTACTCCATCACTGTACTCGCCACGTCTTCTTCTGCCCATTTGTTGTAGAGCAAAATTTTGTATCTCTTCATCATACTTTGTTTTATAGAGATTGTACAGATTGTCTGGTCCTTTTAAGAACCTAAAACATTCTGCCAAAACCCCATGTAAAAGCATTGACTCTTGATATTTAGCTAAAAATGTTTGATTTGTACTCGTAAAATGAGGTGGATCTTTAATATAATTTAGCTGTACTGTAAAATTTGAATTAGGAATTGGAGCTACAATAATATTGAACGCATTATAATTAGCAAAAAATTTAGGCTCACCTTGAGCAGCCTGATTATTAAATTCTGATATAAAACTTACATCTTTTTCTTCTAAAAAAGTTCTAGTAGTTGTTGATCCACTGGTAATGATAGATTGAACAGATCTCACGATCATGCAATCAGCTGGGAGACTTACTGCTCTGTTTCCAGAGTTGTATGTAGACGTTGCATATTTTCTTAATTCATCATAATCAACTTTACCAGCAACATCTAATTCTACATTTCTTATAAATTCACTTACTTGGTTATCAGTCAAAACATTACTTCCAACTTCAGTATAGTTTCTTACTTGTGTTACAAAATTTGAAAATGTTATAGCCATTATGTTATTGATACCTCCACATTACCTTGAGAAGCAATTAATTGTCTTTGTCGATTTTGTTCAGATCCATTTTCTGGGACCATACTGTTACCCGGTGTAGTAATATTATTACCTGTAAAGTCTATGGTAGCAACTCTAAATGCAAATTGGCCTGGTAGTGATAAATTTGCAACACCTACTGTTATACCTCCAGAATCAGCAAACACGCCATCTCTATCTTTTGGTTGTTGAAATCTTTGAGGTCTCGGATTTCTCAAAGCAATTGCATCGGCTCTATGATAAGGCGGATCTAATTGTGGTTGTTTAGGTTCATATTCAGATATATGCACTAATGCACCTGTCCATTCTTTTACCATTTCTAAGTATGGAAAAGCTTGTCCAGATCTATCCGAAATAGATAATGAATATTTACCTCTTGCGTATTTAGCCATTATACACCATCTCCAAAGTAAGATTGAGGAGCAATATAAGAAGATGTTCTTTGACCATCCTCATTTACCGCTCTAAATATCTCGTCTTCATAAATTAATTTTAATTGTTGTGTTAATTGTGGTACTTTTTTCATTGATAAATAATATGCTAGTCCTGAGCACATACATGAAAAAAATCTGTAAACTACATCAGTTGTATTTGTAAACGCACCAGCGTTTTCAATTTTACCAACATAGTAATATTTTAAATACGTATAAGTTTGAGCATCAGGAGCTTGATACAAACTTATTGTAGGGTTTTTTAATCTTCTAACAAAATACTGAGAAGGTTGACCAGTCGAACCTTTATTGGGTAATGCTGCATATGCAGATCTATCAATTTTTGTTAAAGATACATCTTGAGTATCGGATGTTGTCCCAGTTGTAGATGAAACATATGCTTCTAACACGTCAGCGCAATCATCTGGAGTTGTATAAGTGATAGTGCCGGCTGTTAAAAGCTGTTCTTTAAGTTTTACTTTCCATAAATGAATGCCACGGTTACCCCATTCAGAAAAAAGAATATTTAAACTTCTTCTTGCTGTTTTTAAATCATATCCGCTAGAGGTTGTTAATCCGCATCTTTCATATGCTTCTTGTATTACCTCTTCGACTGATAAATCGAAATCTGTAGTTCCTGATGTAGCCATGGGTCATTATAGTAAATCGTCTATGTATCCACCACCTTTAACCACGTACATTTTACCTGGTTGTAAAGACTCATCTTGTAAACCCATACCAGATGTTCTAGCTGCACCAAAACCTCTAGTAGACGGCTTGTTAACCATTGCGCCCATGTTAGCTTTTAACATTTTGCCTTTACGAGCTTTTCTTTCTTTTTTGATTTCTTTAACAAGTCTTTTCTTTTCTGCTCTAAGATTTTTCTTACCTTTTTTAGTGTAAGCTTTTTCTGCATCAACTCTACCTAATTCTTCAGTATCATCAATCATTTTACCTACTCTTGCTTTTCTCATCATCTTAAAATCTTCACCAGATATTTTACCATCTTTGTTTTTATCTAGTTTTTTTTGTTTACCTTTTAACATAGTTCCTCCTGAATTATAAACTGGTACTTTTTTCTTATTATACCTTGATCCGAGGCCAGGTTCAAGTTGACGTGGTATTTGAGCTCTTGTTATTGCCATTATACTAAATCCTTAGCTTTACCTATAATAGGCTTGTATTTAGTTTTACCTTCTGATTTATAGGCCCATAAATATGACGCTCTTGGTGAGTCAGGTATCCAGCTACAATGTATCCATCCGGAATTAGGTTCACTAGGAGTATAAAATTCTAAAATTAGCTGATCATACGGAAGTTCTCTATGAATCCAGTCAGCCAGTTCAGCGTTATCCACGCCAGGACATTCGAAGTCTGCTGCCTCGGCCTTGGCATGCTG